CCCATGCACTATTTACATCATTTTTATTATCAGCAAATCCTTTTGTAGTAAACATAGTATTAATATTAATAAGTTTAGGGCTGAGGATTGGTAACGCAAATGTTTTCATCTCAATTAAGCTGTGTCTGCCATATCTGGACTAACACCATCCAACACCCTCTACTTATATTATTTATTAAAGATCAAAGTCAGATCCTGCAGTGCCATTCATTGCTGGCTCAAACTTTTTGTTTGTTGTAGATCCTCCATCATCTTTCTTTACTAGTTTACGTACATGAACTGATTCATTAAAAGAAATTAACCTTGAGTTATCTTTATCTAATGCTTCAGCAGGTATACCATCCTTAGAAAGTTTAGGTAAATATAAATCATTGTTTACATAACCTTCTTTGTTTTCCCATTCTCTAGATCCTAGACATACATTAAAGAATGAACCTGAGAATAATTTACTAGCTGCATCTACAAAGTCTTCAATTGTTTGAGCTTCTACTGCATCTAATTCACTTCTCTTGTTCATCACTTCACTTAAGAATATCATAGACTTAAGTATCTCTTGATCTCTATCAATTTCTCTACCGCTTGGTAAAGTTGTAGACTTATATGGATATGGTGTCATTCTAACTCTACCAATTTGTCCTTCATATCTACCTTTAGATTCATTATCTTTATCTCTAAAGAATCCTTCAAAGTCTCCACCTAACGGCTTACCTTCTACATGTAACATAACATTGTATGCTTCAGAATCATAAGGAGTTTGTTCAAATGTTATTGAATTGATTCTTACTTCTGAATTACCTGGACCCATTAAAGGTCTTGCTTTTCCTGAGCCTACGCTCATGTCTTTTGTGTTTAACATCTTTCTTTCTTTTTTTAATTAATATTATTTTTCATACTCTGCTATACAGTTCTTAACTAACTGTAGATCATTTTCTATAAAGGAATCTTTAAACATTCCCATTGGAGTTTTACATGTGTTCTCCCCATTATTTACGGTATCAAATCCATACTCTAGACCATCTTCATCTTTTTTAACACGGCCAAATAGAACTATAGAGAATAAACCTTCTAATGTTAAGGTGTTGTCAATCATCTTACCAATTGTTTTAGCCTTAACTTTTCTGTGCCCATTAACATCTGTTGAATCTTCTGAGTGAGTTAAGAAAAAGATAGTTAAGTCTTCTCTCATGTCTTTAGGCATCTTAGCAACCTGTGCTAAGTTAGCTGCAATCTGAGTAAACTTATCATATCCCTTTTCATTAGCTCTGTCAAAGTATTCAAAGCTGGACATATACTGCCAATCATCAACAACTAATGTCTTGATGTCAGGCATTTTATCATTAACATGTTGCATTGCTTTAATAATACCTGCCGCTGAAGATGCTGAAGTCATGTTACCTTTTGGATTATCTTTAGAAATGTTCTTGTAATTTCCTTTCCAACCTTTAAACGGTAGTGGTTTATTAGCAATGTTAATAATGAAAGTCTCTTTTGGATCTAATTTTCTGATTGCGGTAGACTTTCCTGTACCTGAATCAGCAATAACTAATACGCTTTGTGCCATTCTATTTACTTAATTTTTGGTTAATACTTAATAATGCTTTTTCAATTCCCTTTAGTACATCTACAATATCTCTCTCTGACTCAGGATTTTTTATGTTAATATCCTTTGTTGTGAGTGTTGTTACTGCTTCTTCTAAAGTTACTTCTGTTTTGGCTCTTGAATTTATATCATTGATTACTTTTAATTCACCAATTGGAATGATATGTCTTTCATGCCCTGATTTTGATGTGACTAACTCATACTCTTCAGACCAATGAGGATTATGTTTTAATAAATATAATGTTCTCTTTAAATCTTCTGAGTCATAAGCAATGCTTACAAATTCAGTATATATATCTTCCCCTTTCTGTAGTTCACTAGGGAAAAATGATACATGCTTTTCATCCTTACTAGGTGGCCTATATGCCATCTTAGGAATATATAGGGGATGTTGTATTTTCTTACTTTCAAAGTAAGATCTATGTTCTTCATACAACTCCAATACTTTTTTCTTTCTTTCAGCTGGTGTCATTTAATTAATTTTAATTATACTTGTCTACGAGGAGCTTGTGATGGTGTGTCCATCTCTAAGATTTCCATTCTTTCAAATGCTGCTTTGAAGAATGACATACGTGCATCACCATTCCTTGCCTTAAGGAAATGTAATACTAAAGTTTTTTCATCATCAATAACATATCTATCTGGACCATAATACTTTATCTTTTGTTTGGCTGGCCTGTTAATACCTATTAATGTATCAGCATGTTGTAACATTGCATCTGAACCAAATATATCTGACTCAAGAATATAGTTACCATACTTACCATCAACAGCCCTTTCCGGGTTATCAATGTTTCTGTTAAGTTGAGACAGTGCTATAAATAAACACGGATACTCACGCTTAACTTGTGTAAAGAATTCACCTAATTCAAATAGCATATCTAATCTATTGTTTTGATAGGGCGCTCTCTTAACTAATATGGTATGATCCAGGGTTATTATAGTCTTCTGTCCTTTATGTTCATTCATATACATATCAACCTGTTCACGCATTTGATTGACAGTCATTGGAGTAGATACTATATCTACGGGAAACTTAACTCTATCTTTAGCATAGAGATGACATCTGTTAAATGTTTCAGAATCTAATGTACTACCTGCACTACATAATTCTTTATATGTTTGACCGGTTAATGAACTGAACTCTCTTATTGCAGAGGTTCTACCTACCATTTCAAATTGAAATTCTAATACTCTAAATTTATCCTCTGGATTAAG